GGCGCGTTCGCCTGAATTGTGTGGCGGTGGGACTGGGATGTTTTTCTTCAGCCACCTTGGGGTGATGCGGCCTTCCTCAAGGGCCGTCAGTAAGAGGGATACAGATTGCGGGATCGGGCTGTCACCGTTTGCCCATTTGCGACCGTGGCGATGCGTCACGCCTGTTATCCATGACACATCCACCTGACGGAGCCCCATGCGTTGCAGCGCAGCGCGATATTCGTCCTTGGTCATCAATCCCACCAATCATGTTCATCAGCGCTCAGCAAGCCCGTCAGGAGTATGCAGAAGGCAAGGAATAGCACGACATGCATGATGGTCAGTCTTCCTGTGAGGGGATGTATACAGGGGCATCCACCTCTTCCTTTTTGGGCAGCGAAATGACGACATTGGCTTTGCCATCGCGCATTGGGATGTACTTGTCCTGATGCTCATCCTTTCTCAGGGTAAGGCGCTCTGCGTTGCTCAGGATGTTCAGGAGCGATTGCGCGTCCGATATGTCGATAAGGTAATCGGTGTACTCGATGGTAACCTTTGCGTATTTCTTAATCATGTTATTCTCCCTTCCCTGCAAGGCTGTCTGACTCACGCTGTCCGGCGTCGAATAGCTGTTCGAGCGTAGATGGATGGCAATAGTTTAGCGCCTGCGCTGCCTCCTCGACGAAGGCACAGGCATAGAAATCCTCGCCTGCCTCCTGCGCTGCGTCACGGCGCTTGATTGCCTCCTCAGCGACAGCAATGCAAAGGTCCGCCACTTCGTCGGTATAGCGGTCATTGTAGTACAGGGCGTCAGTTTCAGCGTCCGCTGCGAAGATGGCTGCGTAACGGGCAAGGTCCCGTGCGTCTCGTGTAAGGTCCAATATCGACATGTTATGCTCCCTTCAGCATGGTTTTTAATTCTGCCTTGATCCGGCGCGCAACCTCGCCCTTCCATGTCCCCGCATTGGCAAGGAAATACAGGACAACGCTCCGCGCATCATCATAATAATATTTGTCCTGCACGGTGGTCAGGCTGCACATGGCATCCAGATAGGGCACCGCACCAAAGTATGGCTTGGTCCAGTCTGCGCGGATTTCGCGGGCGATGGTGGAAATTGAACGTGTCATAATATTATCTCCAATCAAATTTAATTATTGTCGTAAAAGCAAAGGTCGAAGCTGTAGTAGGGCTCCGCAAAGATGTTGACTTGGCACAGCGCATCGCTTGCCACGATAGCCCATTCGAACGGTCCCGCTTCATACGAAACGCGCCAGCTATCCCTGTCCTTCCGGACAAAGCATTCGATGTCTGGGCTATGCCCCGTATCGCTTGCACATTGGCGCAGCACTTTAAGAACGGCATGGGCACGTCCCTTTGCTGTTTTTCGTGTGGTCGCTGCCTTAGCTACCCTTTCAGCCAAATCTGACGCGCCATAGCCATAATAATGACCTTCGTTTTTGCGGGCGTAGTCAAGGTTCAATGTGATTTGCTGCGTCATGGATTAAGCCTTTCGTGCTGCAAGCTTGAGGGACGTGTAACCAGATGTCTTTTTCTGGTTCGCCTGTGCGAATGACTCGAAAGCCTTTTCGCCCAGCACCTCACGCAGTTTCTTTTCAACTGCCTTGGGGTCGGTCGAATAACGGTCATCGATGACGCATACGGTTGCCGTGAACAGGTCGCCGTCATGGCTGCCTGCGCCAAGGTCTTTGATGTCCGCTGCAAGCTTGTCAGCGACAGATGTCAGGTCGGCAATCTGCGCCTTGATTTCACCAAGCTGGTCGATGGTGCACAGGTTGTGTGCGCGTGAGAAAACTGTAGCCATATAAAATCTCCATAAAATAAAATAAAATAAGGTTTTGTGCGGCTGTTAATTTGTTGCCGCCCGATTGTCATAGGGCATTATGCCCTACCTGTCAAACGCTGTTTGATATTTAATGCGGATTGTTTCGATAAGTGGGTGTCGATTAAGTGGGAAATGCGATTAGCTATTATGCCGCCAGACGACTGCGTTCGTGACTGTTGATGAGGTCCACGAAGTCCTCCGGTGCGCAGGTCATGAATTCCTTGAGCCTGTCCCACTGCGCCTGCGACGGACCATGATAGCCCGAAGAGATTTCGGTATCGCGGTCAAGCACGACGCGCTTGTTCGTATCGTCAAGGACGAAGATGCCGTTATGCTCACTGCCAATCAGGCCGAAGGCGTTGTACGCGCCTGCGATGCCAATCAGATAGTCGGTGTCGCCCACTGTGCGGCGGCGCACCGCGCCATCCGCATGCATGTAGTTGCCAATCTGGTTGCTGATACCTGTGCCCATGTTAGTTTCCTTTGAATGTCTGCGCCATGGCGTAGATGATGATGGTGGGCACGACGCCCAAGAAGAAGATGGTCGATGCGATGTGCAGCGCGGTCATGCTAAGTCCCCCAGTGCCTGCTTCCACAGGCCTTCGCAGATGTCGTTGGCGGTGAAGTCCGACAGCAGTTCGCTGCCGTCCTTGGCGTTGCCAAACACAAGGTAGAAGCTGCCCACGCCATGCCAGCCGACAGTCTTGCTGGGATTGGCTGCGCAAAGGAGGAGGGTGTCCTCGCCTGTTGTGCAAAGCGCATCCTCGATTGCCTTCAGCTTGACGCTGCGCCTCACGGTCCAGTCCTCACCGTCATTGACGCTGATGGAATAGCCTGCGGCTATGGCTGCCTTGATTAGGCGGCGCGCCACCTTGCGCTCACCAGCGGTGGCGTATTGGCTGAACGCGCTCATGCGGGCTCACCTATGGATGCCAGCGCGGCCAGCAGTTCGCTGTCGGCCAAAAGATCCCTGACGCATTGCTGCGCCCCGTCCTTGCTGGTCCAGTCGATGTCGTAGCTGTTCATGATTGCGTTGTCGAACAGGTCGGTTAGTTCGATGATGAGTTCTGCGTGTGTCATGCTGCTTCCTCATCGTCGCAATCGTCGGCGTTCCATTCGGTCCAATAGCTATCGCCATCGCCGTCATCATAAAGGTCTTCGAACTCATCAGCGCTGACGTGCTTGTGCAGGCAGTCGTCAGAGCAGTAATGCTCACAGCCACCCTCGATGACGTAGCCTTCGTTCATGCCTTCGCCGCATTCGTCGCATTTGCGGGCGTATCTGATTTCCTTAACTACCATGTTACTTGCTCCTGTGCTTGGTTGATAAATACTGGTCGGCGTTAGCGGTAGAGGTGCTTGGCCTCGTCACCGATTAGCTGCTGGATGCGCCCGTTCGACCAAAGGACAGTCGTGTTGCCAAGGTAGTCACAGGCGAAAGCGGCAGCGTTGTGCTTGGTGGTCTTAATCTGCGTTGCTACATACTGCGCGACCAGCGGCGCGTTCCTTGGCAGCCGAACATGGATGCGGTGAAAGCTGCCATCCTCTTGGATGGTGCGAACGAATTGTTGGATGGCGTGTGTCATGTAACTGGCTCCTTTGCTTGGTTGATGACCTATCTTTACGGGCAGCTCGCCCATATGTCAAATGCTATCGTGAATTTTATTTATGCATATGCTCGATTAATAAATCGCTATTAATCGATATTTCCGCATTTACATGTTGGGCAGTCCGCCCTATTGATTGGGTGTCAACAAGGAGCAACTGACATGAACGTAGAAGTCGAAGCCAAGTGCACCATCACCCACAAATGGGACACGGTCGCCAAGTTCTTTAATGCCACCGAAGCTGGCTGGGCAGCCCGCGCACTGAGCAAGGCGGTCAACGGCACATACCGCACCAGCGATTACCGCTGGCCTGAGGAGGGCGTGTGCGTCACCGTCTACACCAACGGGGAGATAGCGGCATGAGCGACTTGCACTACATCGTGAGCCAGCAGGACGCTGGCTACGAAGGCGAATGGAACGAGCGCGCAGCCTTCCGCTGGTTCGCTGACGCAAAGGCATACGCGATACGCGCCAGCAAGGCAGACAACCTCGAACGCTTTGTGCGTGTGAGCCGTGATGACTGGGAGCCCAACTACTTCATGCGCGGTCAGCCCGCAGACTACCCGTATGGCGAGGTGGAGGCATGAAGACCTACACGCTCACCGCGCACTACGCGACATGGTCGGGGCACATGGCATCGTGCCGCCGCACCGTCCGCGCAGCAAGCAGCGCAGAGGCGATGGACATCGTCGCTGAGCGCGTCCGCAGGTTCAAGCGGTTCATGGGCAAGCTTAGCATCGACTGAGCGCCCGCGCCCGTGTGCTGTCGTGCCTATGGCGCGGCAGCGCGCCCGCGCCCGTCAGCCGTAGGCTGACCAGCCAACATACGTCTGCCCAAAGGGCAGTCATCCAACAAGCAAACAAACAAATAGACGTCTGTCCAAAGGACAGTCCGTTAATTGTCAGGTAGAGAAAATCTGTCAAATAAAGGGTAGGGTACACCACCTTTTTGCATAAATTAGGTACCATAGGGGGTTACATGCAGGGCAATCGGCATACACCCCACAAGCAATATCCTGCCATCTTCCGCCATCTCCTGTACGCTCTTGCATGCATGCGCACAGTTCTGTATACGCACGGCAACACGTTTGGTTGCTCCTTGCGTGGTTGATGGATAGCCGGTCGATTGCACCTCCCTCGCGTTGACCGGCTATTTCTTTCTGCACAAAAGCGTTCCTGCCCCAAAAGGGGGTACCCCCATTGACAAATAAAGGGGGTGGGGGGGTACCAAAAAAATTTAAGCAGTTCCGGCTGCTGAACCACCGCATATACCCTTACGGATTACGCAGTGAAAACAAACCGGGTTGGCGGGGCCGTGGCGTGATCCACTGCGGCTTAAACAAGATGGAGGTAATTCCGCCCGCCACCATTGACCCATATACTTGCTCACTGGCCCAATTCGTATTAGATAGGGCCCATATTCAATTCAGTGAGCATATCGATGGCGTCTAAATCCAAAAATCTTATTATGCAGGACGGTGAACCCACCGACGTTGACGGCATCCCCCAGCGCTATGCCGTGTCGCCTATCCGCGCATTGCTTCCGGATAAAGGCGCACGAAAGAAAAGCCCGCGTGAGCATATCCCGACGGAGAAGAGCCGCAAGGGTGTGCTGCATGCCGTCGGGCTTGGCATGAACCATGAGAATATTGCCAAGGTGATGGGGATCAGCGTCACGGCCTTGACAAACCATTACCGCGAAGAGTTGGACATTGGCCTGAGCGTTGTGATGGATGACGTGAAGACCAACCTGTACAACATTGCCCGCGACCCTGCGCATAAGGGCACGGTACAGGCCGGTATCTATTTGCTCAGCCGTTTGGGCGGCGATGCGTTTAAGGACATCAAGCGCATTGAGATGACCGGTGCGGATGGGAAGGCGTTGGAGGTCAGCCACCAGACCCAGACCGTCGATCCGCGCTTGCTGGATGCTGACCAGCGCGAGGCGTTGCGGGATATATTAAATTCAGCCCTGCGGCTGGCGGCACCAAATACGCAGGCACAATCCAATGTTATTGATGGCGAATATGAGGAAGTAGATAATGCTTGATCCAAATGACTGGGTTTCGATGAAGTTTGACCCGCAGCTTAGCGTTAATGTGCGCAGCTTGATTAGTGTGATGCGCGGTGAGGTTGCGACCTTGAGCAAGGATCAGTGGGAAGACACCAAGGAATGCTGCGCTGATGTGATGGAGCAATTCTTAGAGATGCGCCGTGCTGAAGGTTGAACAGACCCTCACCTGCGACATTTGCGGCAAACAGATGAACAGTCTGACGCAAGTCGTTTACCCCGGTGCTGCGATGCAGCAAATTAGTCGCGGACCTGCGGGCGTGACAAATTGGAATGATGTATGCGTTGAATGCAGCGGGACTTTGATGAAGGCGTTTTTTGCGCTGAAGACCGCGAAAGATGCCGAATGATCGACTTCGACATTTCGAAGATCGACATCCAGCGCCAGTTAATGGAGTTGGACCGGGCCGACTGCGAAGAAAGCCTATATTATTTCCTGACCAACGCATGGAAATACATTGATGCCAGTTCGTGGAAGGACGGCTGGCCAATTGAAGCTGTGGCCGAGCATTTGCAGGCGGTAGTTGATGGCGACATTAAGCGGCTGATCATCAACATCCCGCCGCGTATGGGCAAGTCCACCATTACGTCGGTGGCTTTCCCTGCATGGACATGGGCCCAGCCGGACGTTTCCGCTACGTCAGGGCCGGGTGTGCAGTTCCTGATGGCGTCCTATGCCAACCAGTTGGTGCTGCGCGACAGCGTTAAGTGCCGCAGGTTGATCGAATCCCCATGGTATCAGAGCCTGTGGGGCGACCGCTTTAAGCTGAACTCCGACCAGAACACAAAGTCCCGCTTTTCGAATGACCATGGCGGTGAGCGCCTGATCACGTCGGTTGGCGCGGCGGTGACCGGTGAAGGTGGTTCGATTATCGTGATCGATGACCCCAACTCCGCGTCGGAGGCATTTTCGGATGCCAACATCGAAAGCACGATTGAGTGGTGGGATGGCACCATGTCCACCCGTCTGAACGACGCCAAGACCGGCGCATATGTGATTATTCAGCAGCGACTGGCCGAAAACGACCTGACCGGGCACGTTATTGAAAAGGATGTGGGCGAATGGACGCACTTGTGCCTGCCCATGAAGTACGAACCCGACCGCTCGTTCGTTACCAGCATTGGATGGGAAGATCCGCGCACCGAAGAGGGCGAATTGCTGTGGCCTGACCGCTTTGGCCCCAAAGAAGTTTTGGGATTGGAGCGTTCGCTGGGGCCGTTTATGTCCGCCGGGCAGTTGCAGCAGCGTCCGGAGCCAGCCGGGGGCGGTGTCATC